CATTTAAAATGGCATCACTCGCAGAAATCCGTGCTAAACTTCAAGAAGCACAATCAAAGTCCACAGGACAATCCACCGGCGGTGGAGACAACGCAATTTACCCACACTGGAACATGCAAGAAGGCAAAGAAGCTGTCGTACGTTTCTTACCTGACGGTAATCCAAACAACACATTCTTCTGGGTAGAACGTGCAATGATCAAATTGCCGTTTGCAGGTATCAAAGGTGAAACAGACAGCAGGTCAGTTCAAGTGCAAGTTCCTTGCGTTGAAATGTACAATGACGGTACAGTTTGCCCGATCCTATCAGAAGTGCGTGGATGGTTCAAAGACAAGAGTCTTGAAGAAATGGGTCGTAAGTATTGGAAAAAGCGTTCATACATTTTCCAAGGCTTCGTGGTTGAAGATCCGCTCAAGGAAGATAAACTTCCAGACAACCCTATCCGTAGATTTATCATTGGTCCTCAGATCTACGCTATTATCCGTTCAGCATTGATGGATCCAGAATTGGATGAGTTGCCAACAGACTTTCTGAAAGGTCTTGACTTCCGTATTGCCAAGACATCTAAAGGTGGCTTTGCTGATTACTCTACATCAAAGTGGAGCCGTCGTGAACGTTCACTAACAGATGTTGAATCAGCAGCAGTAGAAGCACACGGTCTTTTTGATCTCAGCGGATTCCTGCCAAAGAAACCCACAGATGTTGAGTTGAAAGTAATGAAAGAAATGTTTGAAGCTTCTGTAGATGGTGAAGCCTATGACATGGATCGTTGGGGTCAATACTTCAAGCCAGCAGGTATGAGTCAGGCCACTGGTGATCCTAATCGTCCAGCAGCGTCGGCTCCTGCAGCAGATGCAGACGACGAACCCGCTCCTGTAGCTAAGGCCGTTCCGGCAGCGGCACCAGCAGCTTCGGCAGGTGATAACAGTCGTGCGCAAGATATCCTTGCCATGATTCGCAATCGTCAGAAGCAGTAATAGCTAAACATAGAGTGTGAGGTAACTCACACTCTATTTCTCAACAGGGCAAAAATAATATGGCAAAAGCATTTGATATTTCTAAATTTAGAAAGTCAATTACTAAATCTATCGACGGTTTAAGTATTGGCTTTAACGACCCAACAGATTGGGTCAGTACAAACAACTACGCATTAAATTATCTAATCAGCGGCGACTTTAAACGTGGTATTCCGTTAGGTAAGGTAACTGTGTTCGCAGGTGAAAGTGGTGCAGGTAAGAGTTTTATCTGTTCAGGTAACCTAGTTAAGAACGCACAAGCACAAGGTATCTTTCCTATCCTGATCGATACAGAAAACGCACTAGACGAAAAGTGGTTACACGCACTTGACGTTGATACAAGCCCAGATAAGTTGTTGAAACTTAACATGGCCATGATTGACGATGTGGCAAAGACTATTACAGAATTTGTTGCAGAATACAAAACAATGCCCGAAGACGAGCGTCCTAAGGTGTTGTTCATCATCGACTCGTTGGGAATGTTACTGACTCCCACGGATGTTAACCAGTTTCAAGCCGGGGATCTCAAAGGCGACATGGGTCGTAAGCCTAAAGCACTAACAGCACTGGTTCGTAACTGTGTGAACATGTTTGGTAGTTTAGGTATTGGTCTAGTAGCAACTAATCACACATACGCAAGTCAGGATATGTTTGATCCAGATGATAAGATCTCAGGCGGTCAAGGTTTCATTTACGCATCTAGTATCGTTGTTGCTATGCGTAAACTAAAACTGAAACTTGATGCAGACGGTAACAAGACTACAACTGTACAAGGTATTCGTGCAGCCTGTAAGATCATGAAAACACGTTATGCAAAGCCCTTTGAAAGTGTACAGGTCGAGATTCCTTATGAAACAGGTATGAGTCCATATAGTGGATTGGTCGACTTGTTTGAAGCCAAAGGCATGCTCAAAAAAGAAGGTAACAGCCTTGTCTACACCACCAAAGACGGTGAGATCATCAAACAGTTCCGTAAGGCATGGGAACGCAATGAGAAAGATGGGCTTGACATCGCCATGGAGGACATTTCAAAACATGGCGAAATTTCCGCTTCAGAGATAACTACTATTGTTGAACCTGAAACGGAGATTACTGAATGAAAGAAGATTTAATTGCTGACCTGTGGCATGTGGTGATTGGACATATTCCTGAAAAACAAAGACCAGATGTGGCCACTGATTTTGTAAACACATTGTTGGACTATGGTATTAAAGAAAGTGTGTTAGACAGTCTGCAAGGAGTAGATCCTTTTCTCGACGAAGCTATTACATACGCTATCGACGGCGAAGAGATCGATGATGACACAGACAGCTACGACGAAGAGGAATAAATGAATTGGTACGACAAGGTCAGTAAAGATATAAGCAACATTCCCGATGCTGCGGCCTATTATGAAGCTGAGTTAATCGAAGCAAAACAAGATGTCCGCATAGCGGGAAACATCGAGAAGGCAAGTTCGCAAATGCCTGGCATCGTGGAAGAACGTTTTAATCAACTTCAAGAAATTGAAGGTATCCTTGAGTACTTAAACATTGAACTTCGAAGGCTTCGTAGTCAGCATTTTCGCAAATATTTAGAAAACTATCAACGAGCTTTATCTTCTAGGGACTGTGAAAAGTTTGTAGAAGGTGAAGCTGACGTTGTAGATTTTGAAAAGATCATCAACGATTTTGCCTTGCTTCGAAATAAATGGTTAGGTATTATCAAAGCACTTGATCAAAAACAATGGCATCTAAGTAACATTGTTAAACTACGAGTATCTGGTCTAGAAGACGCCAGTCTTTAAATACTGGATAATATACGCAGATAAATATCTGCATGAAACGCATTGTATTAATCACCGGAGGATTTGATCCTCTTCACTCTGGGCATATTGCCTACATCAACTCAGCACGAGAACTCGGCGATTCGTTAATCGTTGGAGTTAATTCTGACGAATGGTTACGCAGAAAGAAGGGGCAAGAATTTATGCCCTGGGAAGAACGTGCAACTATTATTTCAGCACTTCACTATGTTGATCGGGTTATTAACTTTGATGACAGCGATAACAGCGCCAAGGATGCTATTAGAAAAGTTCGATCAATCTACCCGACTGCACAAATAGTCTTTGCCAACGGTGGAGACAGAACCAAAGAAAACATCCCAGAGATGGATCTACTTCAAGAGATGCTTCATTTAGATTTTGTATTTGCTGTCGGCGGCGATGATAAAAAGAACTCAAGCAGTTGGATCCTACAAGAATGGAAAGCACCTAAGACAGAACGGCCTTGGGGATATTATAGAGTGTTGCATGAAGTTTCGGGAATGAAGGTAAAAGAATTAACCGTTGAACCTGGAAAAAGTTTAAGTATGCAACGACACAGCCTACGTGCCGAGTACTGGATTGTCAGCGAAGGTGAAGCAATAGTTAATAGACAAATGGAAAGCGGGTATTCCTTACCATCTGTTCATTTAAGAAAACATATAGAATATAAAGTGCCTGTAAAAGAATGGCATCAGTTAACTAATCCGTTCGATGTCCCAGTAAAAGTAGTCGAAATACAATACGGCGAACAATGCATTGAAGAGGACATAGAAAGAAAATGATTCCAATTTTTATCGGATACGACCCCCGAGAAGCTATAGCATACCATGTATGCACAAATAGTATTATTAGACATTCTAGTCATCCGGTGAGTATTAATCCCTTGGCATTGAATATACTAAAAGACTACGAAGAAAAACACACAGACGGTAGTAATCATTTTATCTATAGTCGTTTCCTAGTACCTCACTTAATGCAATATAAAGGTTGGGCAATATTCATGGACGGCGACATGTTGTTACGAGACGATATTGAAAAGCTATGGGCATTGAGAGATGAGTCAAAAGCAGTAATGGTTGTTAAACATGACTATAAAACTAAAATGACTGAAAAATATCTTGGTTCTAAAAATGAAGATTATCCTTGTAAAAATTGGTCAAGCGTGATCCTTTGGAACTGTGGCCATCCTGCCAATGCTGTAGTTACTCCGGAATTTATACAAAACGCCACAGGGGCACAGGTACATAGATTTACATGGCTCGCTGATGAGCTGGTTGGCGAATTACCAGCTGAATGGAATTGGTTAGATATTGAATATGAATGGAACCCCCAAGCAAAATTAGTTCATTATACATTAGGTACTCCTTGTTTCCATGAGTTCGCCGACCAAGGCGATTTTGCCAACGAGTGGCATAGAGAAAAAATTTATGTAGATTATTGTCTACAACACGGCCTATGATATTTCTCAGCAAAAACGGAGAAGATCCCTACATCAATATGTTTGCACAAGGCTGCAAAACTAAATTCACAGCCACTGAAGATTTTCAATACAGCAGCAGTCAGGATCCTATTGTGCTGAGAGGTATTCTTAAAAAGAAAATAATTCACAAGTGCTGGGAAGATCGTCGCGATTTCTATTATGTAGACACGGGCTATTTTGGCAATGAAATTACAAATTCTAATCCTAATGGATGGAAGTATTGGCATCGTATAGTAAAAAATGATTTGCAGCACAACACAGTAATAAAACGTCCGGATGATAGATTTCGACATTTTAACAAAAAAATACACGCATGGAAAACACCTGGCAGAAAAATATTGATTGCCAAGCCTGACGAAAAACCTATGAAGTTCTATGACTATGACATGAAGACATGGCTGGATCACGTAGTAGCGACTATTAGACAACATACTGATCGTCCGATTGAAATTCGTGATCGTGCGGCTAAAAGATTAGATCGCATGGTGACCAATACACTACAAGAAGCCTTGGACGATGATGTATTTGCCCTGGTAACTTTTAACAGTGTAGCAGCCACTGAGGCTGTGTTTTATGGGGTGCCAGTCTTTACTTTAGCTCCTTCGAACGCAGCAGCGCCTATGGGATTACAGGATCTCAGTCTAATAGAAACGCCTCGATATCCAGACACTGACGAGAGATATCAGTGGGCATGTCATTTGGCCTACGGACAGTTTCACAACAGTGAGTTATCTTCCGGACGTGCATTAGAATTACTACAAGAGAATTTTTAAAATATGAAAGCACTTATAAGCGACAAAGAGATAGCAAATTTTTTAGTCACAACGATTGCTAACAGTTTCAGTGATGCTGACATAGAAACTGCACTGTCTCTCGAATATAACGAACAAGAAACAGGCAACGAAATTTTAAATATTATTGAAAAGAGAGATGCAGGTAAAATAGATAAGTTTAAGGATAAGTTAAAAGGAAAACTGAGGTTAGCAGTAGATAGAGATTTACGAGCTCATATCGAAAAACTTCAAAACTTTTTAAACAACACAAGAAAAAGAAAAGAATATGTTATTCGACAAAACTTTTCAAAAATTGTGGAAAAGTTAGGTGTTGAGAATATCCTAGACTTGTATAAACTCAGCGATGAACACGGGTTTGTTAAGTCAGTGGGATTACAAATTGATGAAAACACCCAGTTAGTTAGACGATCGACATATCAAAATTCGTTAGACGACTGCATTTTAAGAAACACCACAGGCAACGAAAATATCTTGGTTGACAAGATAGATAATGCTCTTCCGTTTTGGTTTATTGATTCCGGATACACTAATTTTTTAGAAGGCAAGCAGAAAAAATGGCATCGACTAACTAGAAATCACATCCATCAATTGCCAACATTTCAACCGCCGGTTGACAGATTGTCGATATTTAAAGAATTTCCAAAGCCGTGGCGTACTGGTGGCAGCGATATATTGATAATTGAACCCGGCCCATTTTCTGCGGCAATCTTTCATGTAGATGTACAACAATGGAGGAATGCCATTGAATCAGAATTGAGAAAATACACCGATAAACCGATTAAATTTAGACCGAAAATAGATAAAAAGAATAGACAATCATTATACCAAGAATTATTAAATGAAGATTATTATTGTGTGATAAACATCAATTCAAACGCTGCCACTGAAGCAGTGTGGGCAGGAATACCTATAATTACACTTGACAGACATATAACCAATTCGATTAGTCGATCAAAGATTTCAGAAATAAATGATCTCGCGAGGCCGCATTTAGCTAATTGGCTGTGCATGCTCAGTTACAGTCAATTCACCTACAATGAATTAATAAACGGCACTGCATCAGCAATAATAAAAAACTATCATGTCTAAATATACTGCGGTTGCATACTTCGGAGGAATTCCTCCTAATAACACCAATACAGAAAAACCGTTAATCTTGACTAATTTCTGTCAGGGGGTAACAGCCGCCGGCGACACTGCGATATTACACAAGGGAATGGATGCGATTCCATGTGATGTGGCGTTAATTCAGGGATTTGTACACGAGCATGGCAAAGACTCGCCCCACCTTAGATTAAGAAGAGCTGCTATTGATCTGCAAAGAAGAAATAATAAACGATCGTTGATTGTTGATAGTAATTTGTTCTTATATGCTAATAAAGAAAATCCGTTACACTACCTTAGATATAGTTTTGATGGAGTATTTCCAACAACAGGATTTTACTTTGATACTGAAATTGATCCTAGCCGCTGGCAAAAAATCAGCAAACATTTAAATTTAAGTTTAAAAGATTATCGAAGTCACGGCGAACACATATTAATATGTCTACAGCGTAACGGTGGGTGGAGTATGGCTGGACTTGATGTACAAGATTGGGCTATAAACACTGTTAATATTTTAAGACAATACACTGACCGCCCTATCGTTATTAGAGCTCATCCGGGTGATAAAGCAGCACGTGAATACCTCGATCCTAAAAGTCCTAAATGTAAAATAAAATTTTCTAAAGCAGTTAGACTCAGTACCAACACAAATTTAGTAGACGACCTGCGTAATTGTTGGGCCGCAGTGAATTACAACTCCAGTCCAGTGGTAGGAGCAGCTATAGAAGGCATACCGATATTTGTCATGGATTCGATCAATAGTCAATGTGCTGAAATTGCCAACACTGATTTATCAAAAATAGAAACACCAACTATGCTAGATCGGCAATCTTGGGTCGAACGACTCGGCATGTTTCATTGGAATTTCCAAGAGCTCACCTCCGGTGAGTGTTGGCAGCATATACGTAAGTTTATTAAATAAGTTAATGTATAAATTTCAAGTAACACAGTTAGATTGGTCAGAGAATCCGTGGTTTCAAAATTGGGAGAACATAAAGGTTGTAGATACCTGGGAAAATGTTTCTAGCGATCTTCCAGTAATTATTGGATCTGATTTATTAAAATATCAAGTACGCCAGTGGTTAAAAACTTCTCAACCTGCAATTTACATAGGTCGAGGATACCTAGGTAATCATATAGGCAAAGGGCGTTGGTGGTGGCGGTATAGTATAAACAGTTGGGCCAATACACAATTAATGCCAATACCGTATTCTAGATGGAAATTAACCGAACTCCCTAAGCATCCGTGGAAAGTTAAAACAATTAAAAATATTTTGTTGTGTCCTAGTAAAATGACAGGGCACGTATGGGGTTCTAATCAAAACGGTAATTGGACCGATCAACTGATGGATAAATTTCCAGGAGCAACTATTAGGATCAGGGCAAAG